CTTGCCGCCTTCGCCCGGCGGCGCGGCGGCCTTGCCGTTGCCGCCCACACCTTCCGCACCGTCCACAACCCGGCTCGCGCCGTTCAAATCCGTAACGGTCTTGGTGTTCGGCGTAAAGTACTGGCCTGTCTTTGTGTTCAACAGCACCTCGCCTAGTCCCAGGCCCACAATGTCCATACCCGGTTTTTCTTCCATCTGCTCACGGCGGCGTATCTCGTTCTTGTCGATCCAACCGCCCTCGGTGGCCCGCTTGTAGGCCTCGTACCGTTTTGCCATGTTGCCCTTCAAAAGTTCAAACGTATCGGCTTTCCAGTACTTCCGGCCTTTTTCTTCTTCCAGCAGCAGGTCACGGTTCAGCGCTGCTTCCATCTTGGTAAGCAGCGGTATTACCGCCTGCTGTACCGCAATTTCCAGCGTTTCTTCCGTGCCCTTGCCGTTTATGGCCTCGGGCGGTAGGGCGATTGCCGTGCAAATGGTGTTCTGCACGGTCTGGTTCGTCTCGTTCAGCTGCAATTCCACGCTGGTATTGCTGGCCTCTTTGAACGATACGCCGCTGTTCAGCACCACCACGCCGCTGGTCGTGTTGGAATACATCCGCTCAAACGATTCTTTCAGCGCGTCAAGCGATTGCTGGCTCAGCCTTTTTTCGCTGCTCAAAAAGCCGCGCTTGTTGCCGCCGGATTTCATCAGGTTGGTTTGCAACACCATTCCGGCCCACGCCAGTGCCAAAATCTGGCCCTGCTCTTCCAGCAGGCCGTGCCCGGTCACGCCGTCCTGGGTGTGGCGGCACAGCTTCAAAAAGTCAAACTCGTAGTACTCCTGGCCCTGCACCAAAAACCGCGCCTGCTTGTAGATCGGGTGCGTGCCCTTGTTCACGGCAACGCTGCGCTGGTCCACGTAGTACAGGCCGTCCACCCGGTTCCCGGCCCGGCTTATGTAGGCGTAGCCGTTGCCCTCGTACAGGTAGTCCATATACAGGGCCTCTTTCATGCTGGTGGCGTCCATCAGGTCATTGGTATCACCGTTCAGTATGTGGGTGCGCACATCATCGGTCACTTCCCGGGGGCCGGTTTCGGTCATCTCGTACAGGCGGAACGGTACGCCCGCCGCCTGCGCGGCGATAAATTCCACCGCGCCGCTGCATCCGGGCACATCCCGGGCAATTTCCCGCGTCACCTTGCCGTTTCCGTTCAGCGCCGCCAAAAAGTCAGCAAACGCTTCGCTGTCGGCGGCGTCGTTGTTTTCCGGCTCACGCAGTGCCTTGATTGCCGCTTTCAATCCCATAGCATCTTCACCCCCTTTCCGTTACACCGTCTGGCATACCCATCCGTCATCTTCATCCAGCAAAACTTCCTGTTGCAGCAGGTAAATGGCGTTTATCAGCGCCACCACCATGTCTACCTTGCCCAGGCTTCGTTTTTTGGTCACATAACGGTTCATGTTCGTGTCGTAGGTGCAGCGGGCGTTCTCAAAGTTCACTTCCAGCAGTTTGTTTTTTTGGTAGGCAAACCGCCCGCTCTCGCAAATTTCCTGCAAAAATTTTGTGGCCGGGTGCAGCGTGTCGCTGTGCTGCCGCACCTGCACCGTCTCGTAGCCGTCGTGCGGCTTGCCTTCCTCGCGGTAGCGCCCGCGTTCCCACTTCTGCGCGCTGGAAAGCGCGTTGTATCGGTCATAGGCCACGCCCTGCACCCGCACGCCGTAGGTTTCTTCCAGGTCGAACACCCAGTTTTCGATCGTGCCGTAGTCCACGGTGCGGTCCCCGCACGCGATGCACTCACCGTTTCGCACGGCCATACGGTAATCAAACTTTTCCAGGCTGGTTTTTTCGTCCACCTTATCCGCCGGGATAAATCCCATCACACGGGCGGCAATGCGGTCGCCGATCAGCCCCACCATGGCAACGGCGCAGTTGTCGTTGCTCATGGACAGGTCAACGCCCAGATACACTTCACACCCCGCCCACTGGATATCGTCCACGCGGCAGGCCTGCACTACATCGATGGGGATGTAGCTCTCCGTGCCCGCGCCCTGGTAGATGATGTTGCAGTGCTTGCACAAAAAGTTTTCGCGGGTGCTTTCCTGTTCCACGGCTTTCTGCCGCCGGTTCAACAAATCCTCCCACACGGTGGGCAGCGTCAGCGCCGCCGGGTTGCCCTGGGCAAGTACGTTGTTGTTGGTCGCCCACTGCTTCTGAATGCTTTCCTCCGGCTCAAACAGCAGCGCAAACAGCGCTTCGTTCTGCACACGGCCTTCCAGCACGTTCTTGGCATAGGCCACCTCATCTTCAAAAGGGTTGTCGCTGCGTGGATACTTTGTGCTGATAATGCAGCCCAGCTTGTTCAAAATGGTCAGCTGGCCGCTTCGCATAGCCTCTATGGCGTAGGGGTTCGGCAGTGCCCCCGCCTCGTCCACCAAGAACACGTTCGGCAGTCGTCCATCCAGGCGGCTGTTGGAGTAGTTCAGCGGCGTGTACTCGGTGTCCTTCAGCTTGAACGTGATTTTGTCGCGCAGTATCTTGAAGTATTTGTTCGGGTCGTCCGGCGGCATCAGGGCGGGGGAGGACCGCAAAATTTCCTTGATGGCCTTCTGCACCTCGCGGCTCAATGCACCGTCCGGCGCAACGCTGAACAGCTTTGCAAAGCGCGGCTCCGTCAGCATCAGCAGCAAAAAGCACACCGCCACCGTGAACGTCTTGAAATTCTTGCGGCAGATTTCCAGCACCGCCGTTTCGTACCGCCGCCGCTTCAGGTCGTTGCGGTACACAACGCACAGCACCGCCGCGTAAAAAAGCCACTGGTAGCCGCTGGTCGCTTCGTAGATGCTCTTACCGGCCACAAGGCCGCTGGGCATCTGCATCAGCTTCATCAGCTTGCCGATTTTTCGCAGCTTTTTTTCGTTGATGCAATACTTTTTGTCTTTGCCGTCGCACACGTCCAGGAACTCTTGCGCCTAGGCACGCACCCAGGCGTTGACAGGGTGGTCGACTCCCTCCACGCCCTGGGCAATGTCGTCGTTTACCAGTGCCACGGCGTACAGGTAGGCCGGGTGCTGTTTAATCGTCATCGTCATCACTCAGGGCTTTCACAAGTGGGTCGGTTTCTTCGGCCTTTTTGCTGGCCGCCAGCACGCCCAGCTTGGCCCGCGCCTGGGGGCTTAATCCCAGCTCATTACAGCTGCGGTAAAAGTCGCTCAGGTATTTGCTGCGGGCCAGTACAGCGTCTTTGTCGCAGATTTTGCCGTCGCCGTTCATCTGCTTGTCGATTTCCCGCACCCGGTCAATGCTCACCGCGCACACGGCAATCATGTAACCGTCCACGCTGCCCAGCACTCCGGCATCTTTCAGCAGGGCTTTCACCTTGTCAAAGATGTACTTTTGGGCGCTCGTCAGGTAGGCAGGGCAGGTGACGACCACAGTTTTCTTGCCGTCCTTGCCGGTCTTGCCGCCGCGCAGCTTGTTTTCGGCGTCCTCACGCGCAGCCTTTACCTGCTTAGTCCTGGCCCCGCTCGCCGTCTTGATTGCCTTTGCCGGTCGTCCTCCCACTGTTCTGCCTCCTTCCGTCTCATTTTGCGTTCAACTGCAAAACCATTTTCGTGCCCCCACGAAAATGGTCGCTCACTTTCAGTGCCGCGCCCGGATGAGCACCGCGCCTTCGCACTCTGCCGCCCAATCTCCCCGCGCACTTTCAGCACATTTCAGCGTACTTTCCACGTTTTCAGCGTATTTTACGCTGACTTTCCGCATTTACCGCGCGTTTTCTGCAAACTTTCCACCCCGGCCCTCTAAATAACGCGCGCACGCGCGTCTAATCAGTACCCGCGCGCGCATCCCCATTTCTAAAAAATTTAATTTATTTAGGGGGATGCGTGGTGTGAGGGAGGGCCGGGGTGACTTGGGAAAGCACCCCGGGGGGATGGATCGGCGCAACTGTTGGTTGCGTGGTCGCCAGCTGGTGCAGCTTGGCCCGGCTGACCTCGCCCCGCTCGGCTCTGGCGTGGCAGCTGTCCGGCCCTCGGCTGCACAAGCAAACCAACCACGCCGGATCATACGCCCA